AACACTCAGAAAGGGTGATCTCAGATCAGAGCTCGTCGGTGGCGATGATCCTCCTCCAGAGGTCATCATCCACCATGGCGGGCAATCGCTCAATCGCCCTGATCTTCTTGATCAGTGCCACAACCTCGTTGACTGTAGAGCCATACAAGTCTGCGACACTCTTCAAGGTTTCACCGTCGTACTTGACCTCGCGTGGCAAGGTCCATTCCCACGGCTTATCCTCGGTGATTCGGACGGGCGTGCGCTTTGCACCCTCCCGTAAGCGGACGATCGTGTGAGCCAGGTCGGACAAAATCGGCACATGGCTAGAGCAACGGACGTGCATGTCCGCCACTCCAGTTATGTGTGCCATCAGATCCCGTGCCTGCGGCTGCAGCGACCAACCAAGCTTGTAGGTCGCTCGTCCGATCGTCTTGCCCCAGAGCCACTCCCCCGCAACAGGGTATGGCCGCATCCCAAGGTACACGCAGTCCTGCAGTCTATAGGAAGTCTCAATCGTAGCATTGAAACCAAACTCCCTAATGTTATCTGCAAGCGCACATTTGAACCGGGCCAGCCTCTCGGGACTCCACAAAGGGAGCTTCCCCAGCGAATCATCGCCACAGACTGACAACCGAATGTACTGCATCGCCTCTTGAAGCAGGGGGGGAGTCAAGTCACCAAGCGGCAATTCGTGGAAAGCAGCGGCGCAGGACAGCATTGTGGCGAACCCGTTCAAGACGGCGTTAGCCAAGGCTGTGTCATCACGACCACTCGCATTCATCACTCGGGCTTGGTACTTGAAGGGGCCAATCTTCCCCCTCGGCTTCCGCCAGAGCTCCATCACCTTGCCAAAGGCCGGTCCATGATCCCCATAGAGCCACTCCATGAAGGCCCAGCTCTCAGACGAGTGTGAATTCTCAAACTGCACGAAATCACTCCAAAAGTAGCAGGACTCACCATCTGCTATCTCGTCCAAAAACACCTTCAGATGCTCGGGGGAACATGAGCCATAAAAGATGGGGTTGCGGGCAGCCCACCTTTCCTTCAGCACAGGTATGAGCGGTTTGAGCACTGGCCCGGCTATCACGTGGGTGACATCTGCCGGGGCCTGGATGATGCGGTCGACCATGGTTTTCATGGGCTCGAGCGTACCGTGCCTCTGCACAAATCCAGGGAGGAACTCGGTTTTGATGAACGCGCCAAACTCCTGGGCGGACTTCGTCATCCCGTTTTCCTCGTAGTGCACCTTTGCCCGGGTCAGGGCCTTGCGGCGGTGGGAGGGCATAGAGGCGATCCATTCATCCGCAGTCATCTCACTGGCTGTAAAGTCAGGTAACAACTGTGGGACAAACTGCTTCGCCCACTCCCAGCGCCCAGGTCTCGGGCCGGATCCCCAACTGGCTTTGGGGACCTCGCGAAACAACCGGCAGCAGACGGCCTTCATCTGCGTATACGCAGTCGGGGCGGAAACCATAGGGTTTGCCCCGCTGCACCCTATCCCACAGAGCGCCTGTCGGAACCGCGGCGGATCAGGCTGCCAGAGCGACGCAAGGTCCGCTTTGACAACATCATCCCACCGCTTCCCGCGCACGCGATCCGTCGGACAGGGCACCTGCGCCCGATTGATTTTGAGCGTTGCCCCATTCCCTATCTCCACCTTCTCCCACTTGGACTCAGGTGGCGGATACTGTTTTGCACCCACGTAGACAATCCCGGGGTAACAAGTCGGCACATGCAGGTTCTCCTGAATCTGGGATCCGCTCCAAGTTGTGTAACCGAGCTGGTTCAACCGATTCTGGCACTGCTTGCACACTCTATGTTTCCACCGATACTTTCCTGCAGGTGGGGAGGCTCCACAGGAGACACAACTCTTGTGCTTCCGCTGTGGGGGGTGCCCAAAGGCCGGTACCACGGCCATGTGCTCACGGATCCTTGCTTCAAAAGCCAAGGCTTCCCGTATGACCTCGATGGGCTGCGTCTTCAGTGGGTTCTTCAAACCCAAGTGGGCGTCCTTCAAATTGGTAATGGGACCGACCATGTGTGGTAAGTGCTCTGACAGAGGCTTTGCCACTTGGTAGATCAACCGAATCTGAGCGCCCTCATCTGGAAACGACGGCACCGCACTGGTAGTTAGGGGCAATCTGGGGAGCTCACGCCATGCTAACCTCGTCAGCTTGTAGCGCCTACCAAATGCCTTCCACACATGCCCAAGGATTGAAAATCTCGGGCGGTGCTCCTCTACCAGTCGGGCCAGGTAATACTCACCGTGAGGCGTGATGCCAAGCTGATGCTCGAGCCTGTAAAGGATCGGCCCTGCCTGTAAGGTCTCGATATTTGGTAGATTCCAAACGCCACCCGCAAGCTGGCGCTTGCTAGTGACGGAGACCACATCAACCTTTGCGTACAGCACGTCGTGCTCACGCATTCTCACGGTGTCGATGACACCCGGCCGTGCCTCAACCAACCGCACGTCAAAACTAGGCGTATAGCCCAGGAGCGACCACCAGGGGCCCCCGACCGAGCCCTCTGAGCCTGCAATCACGCCACCAGCATGAAGTGCAGACTTCCCGCCAATCCAGCGGGTGTGGTATGGTCCAACAATAGGGAGGTTGATCGGCCTTGGCACCGGAGGGACCTCATGTCCATAGGCCTCAGTCGCCCAGACAAAAGCCTTTCTAACCGGCACCTCATCAAGCTCCACGATCTGGTAGTCGTCATAGTCCGCAGGATCACGCATTGGTCCCTTTGAGCATTCGATCGCCAATGGATCCGCAGTGGCGGCAGCTGTCGAATACGGCTGCGGCACGCGGGTCTCATATGGCCTTGCCCAGGCGAACTGTGGCCCCGGAGGGCCTTCAGACATCCCAGTGGTCTGAACCCCGGGCTCCATGTTGGCAGGAGCGGGGGAGGAGGCCCCAGCAGTGGCGGCTGGGCTGGGGCCTTGGGAGGCGGAGGAACTCGACGCCTCGTCAGTCGGGACTCTGGCCTTGTCCTTCTCACACTTGAGGCCAAAACACGGCAAGTAGTGTTCGTACTTCCTGCCGTGGTCATCCCACATTATTCTTGCGAGCGCGGGGACTCTCTTTCCCTGCGGCCCGCGCTTGTCCCCGACCCAAGCAGCATTGTACCCCTCTCCATCTTCAGCAACGACAATGAGATAGATGCCGGCCTGGTGTAAGATCTTCATTGCCTCGTCAAGAAGCACTGGCTCACACAGCTGCCTAACATTCGCCTGCACCATCGCGTTGAAGCCGGGGATAGCAGAAGGTGGGCTGACGCAGAGGAGTGCCTTCCAAAAGCAATTCCACTTCTGCGGGCCCACCCGTCTTGCCAATGCCGCCTTACTGGGGTTGGTGAAACCGCAGGCCGTGTACGAGCACCCTTGAAGGATACTGGCATACGACCAACAGTCCCGCCACATGTCCGCAGCGAGGTCAAACCTCACCTCCTGCGGTTGGGTCGGCTCATGCTCTCGCGCATCGGCCGCCCGAGGCTTACTGGCCCCTTGCGGGGTTTTCCGCCCCTGTTGGGGGGGGGGCGCCTGAGAGGAAGCCTGCCGGGTCTCTTCCCGCAACTTCTCTCCCTTCGCCTTTGTCCTGTTTCCGGCATAAGTCTGCCGGCGCTGTCCCTTTTCGCGGTGACCTACTGGGGCACAACTCCCCGTTCTCACATCTGATTTGGGCACGCCAGATGTGCTTGGCGCCGTGTCATTCTCACGAGGGCCGTCGTTGCCCTGCTTGCCTACGGGTCTGCTCTGCATGGGGATGCAAAGGAGGAAGAGGAGGTCGAGGGCGAAGGAGGTGGTACAAGTGAGGTTAGGGGTGAGGGTACTCGCTGAGTTCGACCCGTGGGTGCCGTTGCCACCCACCCGACACTAAGTCGGCCACTTTCCCCCAGTGATATTGCGACGTGAAAGGTCTACGACGCAAACCCGGGATCCAGCCCTTAGCCCAACGTGCAAACTATTGCACTGAGCAGCTTGGCAAGCGAATTATCTGTGACTCCTACAAGGGAAGCCACAACGCTTACAAATCACGCAACTGATTTGGGCCCCTATAGACCGTAAACAGTCCACATACACCTGGGGCAGGGTCCCATCCTATGGTGGGCCCCCTAAACGCTTCTGCATCCCGGGGCACGGTCGTTACTCCGTGAGCAGCAGTCCGCCGCATACCCCTGTACTTTCTGAGTGCTTTCAAGTGAGACCAACCACTCTCATCAGCTTCCTAACGAGGATATGCAGGTTGGAGGTTTCACTTCTTTCGGCGGGCCGGTGCAGCACGCGCCTTCTTCTTTTGCGCAGGTCTCTTTGGTGCAGCTTGAGGCCGGCTAGAGAAGCCGACCTGAGACATCTTGGTGTTAATGGCACTCACAGCACTACTAAGAAGCTTGTTTCCAACAGCCACCGCAGCATGCTTGGCATACGGAAGCACAATGGGTGCGAGTCGTGAGACAGCACCACGAATGAGCGTGGAAAGAGCAGCTAGGTGGACAGGGTTTTCAAAGAAGACACCCTGTTGTGCAAGAGCCATTTGGGCCATATGATAGGCCTCCAACGTCGTCTGTGAATATCCAACTGGAAACAACATCGAGGATGACCTGAACTCCAGGTGCGCGTCCTGGGTGATAGCGAGCGTAGAGCCGCTGCCACCCAAGTCGGAAAAGGTGATCAGGGAAACATACTCAAATGCTTCGAGCTGGAAATAAGGTGCGTTAAACCCATCAGGGTACTGGCAATCACTGATACAGTCAACAAACCCATCGGTTGCGGCATCCGGCAAAGAGTAGGCATAGAGGCCCTTCTCCATCGGTCCGAAATAGCGGTCCTTAGGGTAGACAGAACTGATAAGAGTGGTGAAGCGAGAAACCGTAGAGTAGGATCCAAACAGACACTTGGGCGCCATGGTGCGCGGAATGCGGGCACAACTGACAGTTCCCTCCTTGTCCAACACCGCGGTAACGTTAGACATCAGTGCAGCAGCCGCATTCGCTCGAGTCGATCCATAGGGAACACGACTCGCAGTGAACTCAGGCGGCGCAAACACTGGGGCATAACAACAACAGCCGGTGGAACTGGGTGAGTAGAGGGTGCCCCCACTGAGAATCCCGATGGAGAAACTAGTGAGGGTTTGGTTGCCAGCCGTGAAGGCGGTGGTGGAAATGCTGGCCAGACGAAAGAAACCACCGGCGCTCAAGGTATTAACAGAGGTGTAGTCTGCCGAAGCAACCCCAGACAGCGTAACGTCCGCAGAAGCGAATGTTGTCTCACCAGTGCCGTCCCACATCTCAAAGTTGAAGGTGAGGGTGCACGTGATGGAACCGCTGAGGCTGACTTGTACCCCGGTAAGGCCATTGTTTGCTCCACAGGGAACAAACACACGGCCATCCTTAGTCCTGCACAAAGGGTACCGACGCTCCATCGCGGAGATGAACGCAGAATCAGTACCGTAGGTGTTGTAACTAGTGAAGGGGTCGTTTGGTATGACAATTGTAGCTCCATTTGAACTTAGTGAGCCGAACTTCGGGCCCGTGGCCGTATAGAACAAGCTCGCTGCGCCAGTGGATGGTGCCGCCATGGTCCAGAGAGGGTACGTTGGGGACCGCACAAGGGTGAAGTCCCGCATCGTCGAGGCGGCGACGGGAAGCGTGGTAGTGGCCACAGTCTGAACAACAGCAGTGCGCTCCAGGTTTGGAAAACTCGGGATACGCTGTGCCTTGTGTTCGTGGGGGACTGCGATGGCTTGTGCCAGTTCCGTCATTCCGCCAGTGGCTTTCTTTACTGGACCGAGTGGCATCGTGAAGTGTTGAAATTTTCCTAGGTCTGGAGTAACACTCAGAAAGGGTGATCTCAGATCAGAGCTCGTCGGTGGCGATGATCCTCCTCCAGAGGTCATCATCCACCATGGCGGGCAATCGCTCAATCGCCCTGATCTTCTTGATCAGTGCCACAA